AGGTTGGTGAGCCAGGCCAGCGCTTCAGGGGTGAGTGGAGCTGTGGTGGAGAGGTCGTTTTTGCGTGCGCCTGCGTAGATGGTGGTGACTTTTGCGCCTTCTTTTTCCATCTTGGCGCTCATGTCCAGGTGCCGTGCCAGCACGCCAATGGAGCCGACTCCGCTGGAGTTGCTCATGATGATCTCGCTGGCAGCGCTGGCCAGTGCGTAGGCTGCGCTGTAGGCCGAAAAATTGACAATGGCGGTGACGGGCTTGATGGCGCGGGCCGAAAATATCTCTTCTGCCAGGTCGGTCATGCCCGATGAGCTGCCGCCGGGGCTGTCCACGTCAAGGACGATGTGGGCAATGGCCGGGTCAGTCAGTGCAGCATTCAGGTGGCCTCGGATGCCTTCGTAACTGGTCATTTTGCTGCACATTTCGACGTGTGCGCTGCGTGATACCAGCGGGCCATGCACCGGGATGATGTACACGCCGGTTTCACGGGCGGCATCAAGGCGGGTCTGGTCTGGCGCGTCGGTGCCGTCGTCGTCTTCTTGCATGGCCAGCACGCCGGGTGCTGCACCGATGTTGATGATGTTGAGGTGCATGGCGTTGTTGGCCCATGCAACGGCCATATCGAGCGCGTCTTCACGCACGCATAGCGGGGTGTTGAAGATCATGCTGGCGAGTCGGGGGTATTTCATTGGAGGGCCTTTGCAATTTGGTCAACCGCTTGCGCGTCGGGTTTGAGTTTGGTGGCGTTGGGGTCGGATGCGTCAACCATGTTGAGGGGTTGCAGGTACGCGCCGCCGCCATCTACCGGGGGCATGTTCTCGAATCGCCTGATGTCGTTGATGCTCAGCCAGCCCCATTGCCTGCCCACGGCGTAGGCCGCATAGCGGGCGCTTTGGTTGCCGCGCAATAGGCCGGATATGTTGAATTCAATGTAGTAGTCGTTGCGCTCTGACGGATTGAGCAGGTCGCGCTGCATGGCCTGTTCGTGGCGCTTTAGCCAGGGCATCAAGGCATAGACAACAAAGGCAATTTGTAGGTTTTCGACATTGTTGTAGGTCGCACCTTCCATGCTGCCGATCATGGGCAGGGGCATTTTGTAGATGCGTGCGATGTCCGAGTCAGACAGGCGCAGCGCGTTAATCAGCTCTGCGTCAACGTTACTTACTGTCAGCGGCTTGAAGGTCATGCCCTCTTGCAGCACGGCCACCTTGCCAGCGTTGCCAGAGCCACCAAACTTTTCCGTCCACTTGTTCGCTATGTTTTGCAGTACTGATTCGTCTTTTAGTGCTGGTGCGCCTGCGGGTCGCTCCAATACGCCAGACAAGGCGCTGCCGTGCAGGAACGACTTTGCGCTGAATTCACTCAGAGCCAGTGCGTAGCCGATGCTGTTGGCGTGATTGATGATTGGGCTGATGCCAAGGTAGCCGTCCAGCGATAGCCACCTGACGTGGTGGATCATGCGCTGCGGCATGGGGTCAGCACCTTCAAAGCGGTAAAACGGCTGTAGGTCCGGGCCTTTCAGGACGGTGATTTTTGTCGGGTCGAGCGGATACAAGGCAACCACGTTGCCGCGCTTGTCGCGTTCGATGTAGCTGTAGCTGTTGCCGCGCAGGCCAGCGGCCATTTGGCTTATTTCGCGATATTCAAAGGTGGTTTGCCAGCCGTTTGGAGTGTGTTTGAGTACCGGGTACAGGCTATGTTCTGTGGCGGCTTCACGCCCACCGTCTGCGGTGCGGCGATACAACTCCAGCGGTAACTGTGCCACGGATTCAGCGAGCAGGCTGACGCAGTTTTGCAGCACTGGGATACTGAGGGCGCTGTTGGTAGTGACCAACTGGCCCGACGATGCCGTGGTGGAGCCCAGCAGCGCGGATGACCAGCCCGCGTTGCGGCCAATCTCTTCGGTGGTGCGTTTGAATAGCATCAGTGGGCCGCCCGGTCTGCCGCGATACCAAAGGCGATCAGCAGCACGCCAGCGATGATGGCAGCATAGGCCACGCTGAGTATGGCAACGCCTGTCACCAGGGCAATGAACCCCGTGGTCATGGCGGCCAGTGCTATTTTTTCGGTTTTGGTCATAGGTAACAGGATTCGTTGTAGATGGATTGCTGAGTTGCCGGTGTTGTCATTGATCGGCCAATAGCCATGATTAAGGCGACAACTGCATCAATTTTGTTTTCGTTTCGCTCTTTTATTGGCTTGATGTTGTCGCCTTCGTCACGTTTTGCCATCGTGTTGCTGATCATCCAAGTCAGTGCCGGGCATCCATCGTGGTGCAACCTGCCGTCAAGGACAATCTGCTCTAAAAACTTCATGGGTTCGGATAGCGTCTTTGCACCCTGGCGCATTTCGACCAGTGTCAAGCCTTCTTCGATCAAGGTGCTGGCAAGGTGTGTCGAATTCCACGGGTCAAAGCCTATTTCTTTGATCTGAAAGCGTTCAGCGTCATCTCTGATTGATGCTGCAACGATTTCATAATCTGTGACGTTGCCGGGTGTTTCAATCAGGTGTCCGCTGCGCACCCAGCCGCTGTACTGGCTGTTTTTTCCGTCCATGATGGCTGATTCCGGTAGAAAGTAATCACCAAAAACGTAATAGTGCTTTACGCCGTCAATCATGCGAGAAAACAAACGAACCTTTGCACAGATGTCGCTTCGCGTTGCAAGGTCAAGTCCGATATAGCAGTCTTGGCCTTCAAAATCATCAAGGCTTATGGTGTGGTCTGCGCATTTATCCCATGCTCGCATATCCATCCAAGCGGTTGATGCATTCACCCAAACGTCAAGGTGTTTTGTCAGAAAGTTGTTTGCCGCAGATGGCATTTGCATGGCTTTTTGTTGCAACGGGATAACGATTTCAGGCATTACGGATATCCCCCAATTTGGGTTTGCCTTTATCAATGCCGCTTCGCTCATCCAGTCGTCAGAATCGTCAATCGAGAAAATAATTCCAAACTGAGTTTCATCTGTGGCACTGCCGCCTTCAACTTTGTAACCCATGCCGTTATGCTTGATCAGGGTTTCATTCAATATCTGCCCAACAAACCCGCGAACTTCGTAGCAGATTCCTGCCCGGTCGCTGCCTGATGTGGTGATAACCCACAGCATTGATTGCTTGCGTTTTCCGATTGACGTTTCAACCACGTCATAAACAGCACGGGTTTTATGGGCATGAAGCTCATCAATGATGCCAATGTGTGTGTTCAACCCGTCGAGCGTTGAACCTTCTGCCGATAGTGCCTCAAACTTTGAAGCGGTTTTCATAACGTGGATGTTGTGAGCCGTTACGGTAGCTCCAAACTTCGCTTGTAAACCCTTGTTTGCACGCGCCATGCTTTGCGCATCACCAAACACAATGCGGGCTTGCTGGCGGGTTGTGGCAAGGCTGTAGCACTCTGCGCCACCTTCCCCGTCTGCCAGCAACATATACAAGCCAACACCGCTTGATAGTGCGCTTTTTCCATTGCCGCGCGGCACTTCCACATAGACGCGCCTGAAACGCCGATAGCCTTCTTTGTCAACCCAGCCAAACACAGTCACCAGAATGAAAATCTGCCACGGTTCAAGGCTTATTTTCTGCCCTGCAATGGGGCCTTTGATGTGGGTCAGCAGCTCTAAAAATCTGCAAACCTTTTCGGCTTTGGCTTTATCAAAGTGGAATAGCGAGCTTTTGTTTTTCCATCTTGATAAATCGTCGCGTTGACGCTGGCAAGCTGCCTTAACCCACTTGCAAGCGGGTATCCGGCCTTTGATTACATCGTCTGCATACTTCTTTGCAATGGCGATGTAATCTTTCAAAAGTCTCCCCATTCATCATTCTTTTCAACATCCGGTATAGTTACTTTTGACCTGTCTGCCGGAGTTAATCCAAATCTTCCAAGCATCCCGCAAAGCGCAGATACCTTGCCTACGCTTATCTCGTCCGGGTTCAATCTGATTTCTGCTGTCAATCGGCATACCATTTCAAGTGCCAGCCTGTCGCTGATCGTCATAACACCCGGCACAGTTGCCGCAACAATCTCATCCCATATTTCAGTTAGGATTGTTGGGCCTTCGGTGAACTTGCCAACACCAGCTAGCGGCTTCGGTTCTGTCTTGCGCTTTCTCTGTGGATTTTTTTTGTATGCGCCGCGCAATTCAAGCACGTTTGTCGGGGTTCTTGGCCGGGCCATTTTTGAAACTCATATTTTGTGGATGCAAAAA